GTCGATCCAGGTCTTGGCCCAATTGTCGATCGTAGCGGTGTCGTTCGAAGCCGCCGCTTGGTGCAGCTGCCTCGGACTAACCGGAGGAGCCGGAATGACCGGCTGATACTCAAGGGGTACTTCCGCTGTCCTCATGACTCTCCTTTAGCGAATGTTGTAGTAGGCGTCACCAACGGCGCTCGAGGCCGCAGCAATCATGCACTTGCCGAAAACACCGGGCGGTACGACTTGGCTATAGGCAGTGCCCGTGAGCTTTGACTGCCAGTTGCCGTCAGCACCAGGGATCAAGCCGTCACCAGCCGCTAGGGCCGACCCCGCCTGCGCCGGTCCGAAGCCCTTAGTGAGCAGCCACCCATAGGTTGACGTTGTCAATGTCGCATGCTTGCAAACGCCGATTGGGTAATCGGTGTGAGTCAAGCTCGAGACCGTGACCGAGTAGCCCGTGACGGCCGTGCAAACCGCAAACTGACCCTTGCTGATTTGGCTCGTGCCGTTGTTGTAAACGAATATGTAATCCTCGTCCCCTTCGCGGCGAACCGTGCCGACCTCGGGGTCGTTTGTCCCAAGCGTTAGGGTGACCATGGATACCGAGCCAAAGCCAACAGGACTGTCAGAATAAAAAGTCATGGTTTCCCCCTTAAGCCGTCAAGGCGGTGAATTTGCCGTGCATCCGGCGGTTAGACGTAGCCAGGGCACCCATCCATAGGATCTGGCCGGCTTCGACGTCCTGATTGATCGGGTCTTTGAAGCCCGTAAACTTCATGTCCCGCTCGCCGTGGACTACCAAGTGCAGGTAAGTCTCGTTCAAGAAGAACAAGTGGTTGGCGGGGACCTTCGATCCGGGGATCAAAGGGATGCCGTTAAACATCAAAGACGTAAACCCGCCCTTGGCGGTGTCAGAGTCTTGGAACCGTTGTTGCGGCTGCAGCAGTCCGTAGTACTTGTTGTAAACGGTCCTCGTCCCAAGGGCGACGCTCGGGCTGTCGTTGTTCTTGGTAAGGAGGGTGTGCTGGGTTTGGAGGGCTGCCATGCCGACCGTTGTGGTCGAAGCATCTTCCTGGGAGGCCCACCACGTGTAGGTCGTTCCCGAGATACCGCCGACTGTGTCGGTTGCATCGACAATGGTGCCGAGGCCTAAGATCGACTTGGCGTCGGTGCCTGAGGACCAAAGGGCATCACCCATGCGGTCGATCATGGTCTTTTCAGCGATTTGGGTCTTAGACTTTACGAAGTCTAGGATGGCCGCATCGCCGTTGTTGATCATCTTGTCTCGGCCCGAGATGGTAATATTCTCATAGAGCTGCTTCCACTGCCAGACCGAGCCGCTGATGTTTTCGGTGTCAGACGTGTTAAACGTCTCAGCCCCGGTATACCAGCCGCCGGCGCCGTTAAGCGCATAGTTGAGTGGGATGACAATCTCGGTGCCGCCGTTTTTCTTGACGTAGAACTTCTTTTTTGCTCGCTGCAGCAGCGGGTCAGAGTCAAAGAAGTTGTCGTAGAGTTTCGGGATCCACACCTTGTTGGTGATGGCATTGATCTGATTTAAATCGAGAGCCATTGGCCTAAGCCTCCATGCCTAGTTGTTTGAGAATGAATTCGGAGCTGAACTGCTCGTCATTCCATGGCAGCTTGGTGTTCGGCGTCTTAAGCTCTTTGACAGGGGCTGGAGTCGTGCCCAGTATTCCCGCCTTGGCTTTTGCCTGAACGCCCTTCACTGCCTGCAAACGATTCTGCGCTTGACCCTGAACTAGGAGTTGGTCGTGCAAATAGTCCCGAAAGCCCGCCCTAAAGCTCGTCGTGCCAATCTTGGCGCAATGAGCAAGGATGCGTTTTTCCAGGGGTTCGCCCGTCTCGTCCATGGCATGTCGGTCGATAGTTGGATTGGTTTTCCAGGTCGACTCGATTTCAGAATCAAGGGCTTGATCTTCTTTTTCTTGCTGCTCCGCCGCGATGCGTTGTTCATTCTCGGCGCGGCGGTTTTCCTCTGCCTGTTCTAAGGCCGAGAGCTTTTCGGTGAGCGGCTTGATCGCCTCGGCTACCTTGGGATCAAGGCCGGGGTGAGTCGCCTGCTGCTGGGCTAGGGCAAACTGGTTTTGAACGTGAGCCCACCAGTCTTTATTTTGCTCGGCGTACTGGTCGACCTTGGCATAGGGGCTGTATTTCTGCTCAAGCTCGGCCGCCTTTTGCGTGCGCTGCTCGGCTTCGGCCATCCGTTGGGAGTGGGTCTTGTTGAGTTCCCCCATACGCTGGCTGTAGTTAAAACCTTGGTTAGCCCACTTAAGGACTGCGTCGCGCGACTCGGGCACGACCCTTTTGCCGCCGGTCTCAAAGGCCCACTCCTCGCCGTTCCAGGTCGGAGCCTCTACGGCCGGAGCGTCAGCCTCGGACGGCGTAGATCCTGGCGTCTCGGCGAGCGCCTGAGCGATTTGAGCTTCCTCTGAGTTGTCGGGGGTTTCATTTTCCAAGTGCTAGGGCCTCGCCATCGACATAGGCTGAGCGCCGCTAGAGCCCTGCTCCATGGTCGTCGGACCGCTCCCGCCCAGGCTCTTTTGCGCCGCCTGCGTGAAGGCATCTAAGACGGGTTGAAACTCGGGTAATGCCTGCGCCAGAGCCGAGAGGCCTTGGCCTAGGGCTTCGATGGCTTTCTCTGGTCCGCCTTCATCGGCTTGTGGTTCTTCGGGAGCAGAGGGAGGAGGGGCACCAGGATCTTGAGCCATTTAGACACACCTACGTCCAAGAGAATCTTGAAAACATAGGTGGCATTGGCGGTATAGGTTTTAAGGGGTCAGATCTAATATCTAGAAATTTGTCTAGTTATGCAACAGCAGGCACGCCGCTAGCTTCCTGCATGGCCATCGCTTGCGCTTCCATGGCGGCTTTTTGCTGCATCCTTTGGAGGACCGCCTCCCAGTTGGGGTAGTCAAGGCTCTTGAGCAATTCCTCGGCGTCAATCACGCCCATCTCAAAGAGTTTAAACTGTCTGGTTTCTTTCTCGGCTTTGGCGAACGGCAAACTTGAGCCGGTGATCACCCGACAATCAAACTTGCCCATGATCTCATAGACTTTCTGGTCCTCGATATTCATCTGGCCGGTCGTTTTGCCGGTCACCGGGTCTTGGGCGTAGGGCTGCACAATCATGCGTTTACCCATTTCGCCTGTGGGCTCTTCAGTCGTCGAGGTCACGCCTGTTACGGGGTCTTGCGTCATGACCGGCTTAGTCTTTTCAAACTCTTCGACGTGAGCGCGGAAGTACTTGTCGACGCCGTCCTTGCCGGTCAGCCGGTACATCTCGGGAGCGGTGCGAAACTGGAAGGTTCGGGAGAGCCACTGCTGGCCCAAGTCTTGGAGGTAGTAGTCGCAGTTTCTCGCCTTTTGGCGAAGCCTCGTCTGGGCTGCTTCCATCAGGCTGTCGATGGCCGAGGCCGCCGTTATGCCGGTTGGTTGAATGCCTCGGGTGACGTCCTGCGAGCCCGAGACCGAGTCAAACCACTGGACCATTTTGTCGGCCAGCTGAAGGACGTAGGGCTGGAGTTGGACGCCTTCTTGGCGGGTGACCTCAGAGCCTGGGGCTTTCTCGATAACCAGCCCCGGCTTGTTGACCAGGTTATCCGTATCAATGTCGGACGTGGTGTCGACAATCCAGATGGGGTTACCCATCAAGGTCATGACGTCCAAGGCAAAGTTTAGGATCTTGTTAAAGGTCTTTTGCGGGCCCTCGAGTTGTTCGACTTCCGACATGCCCCAAAACTCGCGCGGCATGACGTAGTTGAGCAGCCTTTGGTGGGGGATTTTGCCGTCGTCATATTCGTTTGCATCGCCCTCCAGCAGGACCTTGTTGCAGATGACAATCTTGCGCCCGTTGGGCCAACTGGCCGTCTGGGTAAACTGGCCGTCCTCGCCTTGCTTTTCCTCGAAGTCGTCCGTCAAAAACTCAGGCGCTATCCAAACCGTGATAAGCAGCGCCCGGTCCTTGTCGGCCGGGTCCGTTGCCCCTTCGGTGTGGGAGGCAAAGTTGTCGTTTGGGATTTGGCGCCGCTCGCTATAGAGGTCGGTCTTGCCCGCGCTCGATAGGTCCATCAGGTCTGGCCTAATGAAGTCTTTCTTATTGGGATACTTGCGCTTGATCTTGGAGACGTCCATCGGTTCGGCGTAGACGGCGAAACCACACTTCTTGTTGACATCCAGCGCGTCGGGGTCGGGGTAGAAGTACAGCGGGTCGTTTGAATCAAAGCAGAGCTTGCCCGTCTTGTAGTTGCCGTCCGGATCATAGGTCAGGCTTGAGATCCCCGTCCCGTAGATGTTGGCGTCATACATGACCTCTAGGAGCTGGAGACTCCAGTTGTTCTTGCTCCAATCTGACTCGGCCGCCTGATTTAGGATCTCAGCCAGCTCCATGTCGGCCGGTTCCTCAGGCAAAAACTCAAACCGTGGCCTCGTATCCATTTGGATCGGGACGGTACTTTGGATGGTCTTGAAAATATGATTGATGACTTCGGAGTGGCGGAAGCTTGGCCTCTTATGGTCCCACTGCTTGCCCCGAAACATCTGGTAGTAGCGCGGCCAGGCCGAATCAAAGCGCGAGCGATGCTTTTTAGCCTTTGAGAGGAGCCTCTCAGCTAGGGCAATCGCCTTTCGCTCGTCCTCGGTCGGCGCGTAGGCCTTCCGCTCCCTTGAATCATCGCGATTCTTTGGGGCATGCTCGTCAATGAGGCCAGCGTCTAGACCCTGTTCGGCCAAAATGATCCCTCAAGGGAACACGGGCGAAGCATAGGGGTCATAGGGATAGGGGAGACTAGCTGATTAAATTCTAGCCTACAAGGGGACGCTTGTCAGTCGAACAGCTTGACCCTGTCATCTGCCCAGCGTTTGGCCGAGGTCTCCTCGCGCTGTTTATCGTAATGCTTATGGATGTTTTCGACCGGCTCATTGCCGAGGGGCTCCAGGCCCCGCCGCTTAGCAATCTGCTCGGCGTGCTTGGTCGATGCCGTCCAACAGCCTAGGCCTGGGTTAAAGGATTGCTGGTTCCAGCTGCCCGCCGATTCCTTGTCGATGTTGCAAAGAGAGGGGAGCTTAGCCGCGTCTCCGGCGCAACGGGGGCAATGCTCTTCGCTTGCGTACTCGGCCATGGGCTTGGTGACGTCCCAGGTTACTTTGCATTTCTCGCAGGCGTAATCATATGTTGGCATTCACCA